TCGTCAAACCCTTCAATTCGAGTAGCATTTTCGATAATTTCCATAAATTTATCACTAATTACTACACCATGATGTAGATTAATAGACTTACGGTTAATATCGCCACCAGTAGGTTTGCGAACGTCAAGAAACTCTTCAATTTCTGGATGTCCCATGTCAAGGTAAGCAGCATAACTACCTCGACGAGTAACTCCTTGAGAGAATGCTAGCATCTCTGCGTCGACTACCTTAAGAAAAGGTATCACTCCCGTACTTTCGGAGCCATTGCTCGTTTTCGAGCCTACACTCCTGACCCCGTCCCAGCTTCCTCCAATCCCGCCACCTACAGAACTTAAGAAAGCATTCTCAGTATAGTGAGAAGTAATACCAGTTCTACTGTCGTCCACGTAATTAAGAAAGCAGCTAATAGGTAGTCCACGTTTTGTTCCTCCATTGCTAAGTATAGGTGTCGAGAACATAAACCATAGCTTACTAGCATAGTCGTATAGCCTCTGTGCGTGTGCCTCATCATCTGCAAATGTTTTAGCTGCTCGTGCAAAAGCATCTTGTGGAGAGATTTCCCCATCCACCATATACCTGTCTTCTAGCGTTTTAATACTAAATTCTGATAGGTAGTTATCTCGTCTATAGTTTATATCTATATTCATTAATCAAATTTCCGACGTATGTCTGCTATATTATCAGAGCCTATTGCATCATCGCAATATGTTATCAAATCCATTAATTGATAGTTTACTAACAATTGGTCTCCACTATCATTCAATGCTTGTATGTGTTTATATTTACTGTTTATAGGTAAAGAGTTATAGATATCCATTGCATCTCCGTATTCGCGTATCAAATCTTGTGCGCGTTTTGGGCCTATGCCTGGAATGCCTGCAACATTATCACCTTTATCGCCTGTTAGACATTTTAAAGAGATATACTCTTCTCTAGTAACGCCGTAGTGCTCGTGCCAGTTATCTATAGTAACTTCCTTCCTCGTCACATAAGAAAATCTGGCAACTCTTTCATCTATTAGCAAATCCCAGTCTCGGTCGCTAGATATTAACCACATATCTCCAAGACCGTATCTCTTTCGATTTTTTACCAAGTGTGCAGCTATATCGTCAGCTTCTACACCTTGATACCGAAGAACGGGAAACAAATCTCCTAGAGCTTCTAAAGTATTCTCGAACTCTTCGAAGAAGTCTGCAAATGCTTGCTTTTCTTCTTCTGTTTGCTCTGCATACTTATCCTTTCGGTTTTGTTTATACTCAGGACAAATTTCTCTACGATACGAGGAGGATCCTTGGTCTGAAGTAATAATTACATTACTACAGTCATAAGACCTGGCAAGAGACTCTACAGTTCTTATATAGTCATCACAAAAGTCTGTGCGCCCTTGATGTTTCCATCTGAACGCTAAGTTAAGTGCGTCTATAACTATTGTAGCGTTTCTACCTGATCCAGTGATTTTATCTGAAAAATTAAATGCCATCTAGTATGTTCCTAAAAATTTTATTTCTTCTTGTTCTAACCATTCTTCAGCAACTATTATATAACAATTTAGCCAAGAAATAAAGAAATATTTTAAGCATCGCTCCGGTTTAATTCGAGTTACAACAAACACCTTAGACCTATTGTATTTAAAAAATAGCATTGGTTCTTGTCCACCGTTCTCTGCTTGCAACTCTACTTTAGTCCACCATCGGATTAGGTTATTAGTCTTTTCTGCGGTAAACATTTTATCGTTTAACGGAGACTCTGAATAGTTTTTAACTTCTATACAGAATATGTTTTTTTCGTTAGGGACATATAAGTCCCCTTTCAAGTATTCAAGAGCACCCGAAGCGGGTACTCTCTCGAACTTAAGCCCTGTATGTTCTCGAAGCATATCTCTTACTAGATATTCTCCTCGTGCACCTTTTGCTCTTGAATCAACCATATCATTTTTCTAGTACGCTTATACTGCCTTTCTTTACAATCTCTATCTTCTCTAGCAGTGGGTGAGTCCAGCCATGGCTTACAACGTAAGTATTTAGCTCTTCCTCTCCTAGTAATACTTCTACCAGTTTTTCCCTGCCCTGATCGTCTAGTACATTGAGAACTTCATCAAGGAATAGTATGTTTAATTTAGACTTAGATATACTGCTCATTAGCTTACGAATGGCAATAAGAGTTGCAGTATTAACTCTTGCTAACTCACCACTCGATAATGCTAAAATATCAATAATATTACCATTATCTGTTACTTGTACATTTAGCTTGTCGTTTGATACTACAAACTCCAAAGTAAATCTACCGTCAGATAACTCGCCTAAGTATGAGTTTACTAACTCTTCTAACTCTTTTACAAGATTCTCTATTTTATAAGCTAGTAGTCCATTGGTACTGAATGCTTTCTTTAGTATTTCTAAATTAGAATTTAGACTTGATTCTGCTTCTAGCAGTGATTGTGCTTCAGTTAACTGGTCTACAAACTCTTGGGTCTGTTCTTCTATTACTTGGATTCTTGTGTTGCGTTTTGTTCTTCTTTCATTCTCTGCTGAGATATTCGCCAATTTATTCTTAGCGATCTGTATTCGCTCCTGAATTCCGCGAATCCTTCCATCAAGCTCATCCCTATCCACTTGAGATGTCGGAAGGTTGCGGTCAATAGATTTATACACCCTCTGCCAATCGTTTTCAATACTTGTTTTATGTTCGTATTCTGAATTGTTACTTTTAATTCTTGCAATTTCTGGGTTAATTTCATCTTTCAGTTTCTCTGTGGCTTCCTTAGCCCTGGCTGTTTCAGCATCAATTAATCCTTGCTTGAAGTCAGCATCTATAGATTGTTCACAAGTAGGGCAGTTATGCCCTAGTGATTCCAACTTAGTTAAAGCATTAGTACTACTTGCTATAATTCCCTTGAGGCTACCAGCCTCGGATTGAAGGTGATCATAAGAAAGAATCTCAGTAGCTTTAATATTATTAGCTTCAGATATATCAATACTACCCAGTATTTCTATAAACTTATTGTTGGCTGAAATTTTCTTATTTTTTTCCGAAATATTTTGCAATTCTATCGTTAAAGAACGGAGTTCTATCTCTTCTTCTTCCGTGTCGATTTCAACATTTAGAAGAGGAAGTATGGATGTGTCACTCAATTTATTTTCGGAAAGCCACTTTTCGATAGTAGCTATTTTTGCTTCTATACTTGTTAGTGTAGAAGCGGTCTGCTTTGCTTCTTCCTTGAACACTTCGAACAATTTAACATACTCTTCCAAATGTAATAAGTCAATTAAAAACTTCTTACGATTGGTGTCTGTAGCGGTTAAGAACTGCAAGCTGCTATTAGTGTTTTGATAAACTAACTGACTGAATGTCTTAAAGTCAATTCCTAGAATCTCTTGAATATTCTTGTAAGTATTCGTAGCTGTATGGCTAGAAATATCTTGACCATTTTCTTCTAGTTTTACTTTTACATTGACTTTTCTATTAATAGTTATTTCGTAAAGGTCATCTCCTTTTTCAAAAGACAAATATATATCATAACCATTACCTACGTAACGATTAGGTATATCTGCTTTTTTGATGCCTTTCGAGTTTTTATTAAATAGAGCTTCTTCGAGAATTAACGGAATGGACGACTTGCCCACTCCATTAGTTCCGACCATTTGAGTAAGAGTACTGTCATTTAAGTTTATCTCGTTGTTAGCTCCATAACTGAAGCAGTTATTCCATTTGAGATGTTTGAGAGTAATCATTAAATGTACCTAGTATTCCAGTAATTTTTTCTTCGTTTATACCTAATATGTACTTTAGATACTCGGACAACTCTTCTTCAATGGACATATCCTTTTCCATGATAAGAGTAGCTTCAGTGTTTCTCTTTACTACTTTTTTATCGAGTAGATCAGAGTTTTTAATTGATGCCAATTCTTGTATATCGCCCTCTATCTCATAAATTGTATGGTCATATTCAGTTTCAACCATTTCTTCTGTAGAGGTGACTGTTTTACGGATTAATTGAGGTAGTCTGAACTCTTCCCATATCCAGTTCCAAGAATTTTCGTCAATTAGTAGATACCCCGTTGAGACTTTACTTCTATGAAATGAAGTCGTCATAGGACTACCTGGATATACAATATTTCTTTGTGTGTTAGAGTGAGAGTGTAGGTCTCCTGCAAATACTACTGGGAACTCGGATAAGTCATCCAAGTCAATCTCAGGTTTTACATGAGGAGGTATTTCGCCCCTAACATGAGTAAACAAAGGTTTCTTAGTATTAAAATGCTCTATAATACCTTTCTTGTGTAACTCAGTGTAAGGAAGTATTCCGAAGCCTAAATCTTTATCTATATAAGAAATATCGATTATTGTCACCAGAGGATTAATATCTCTACTAACTTGTTTTAATTGACTAAAGAAAGTTTTAGTTTTCTTTGTAGCTTCGTGATTACCGTCATAGATTATCGTTGGAATCTGTACTCCACGAATAAACGTGAAGTACAGTTCTAATTCTTCCATAGTCGGCAAACGATCAAATAAGTCCCCGCCTATAATGTGCATTGAACAGTCTTTTTCTATTTCTTTAATTTGCTCAAAGAATAAATGATATCTGTTCAATGCCCAAGGCACGGGAACATTCTTTTGACCTAGTTTAATGTGCCAATCTGCGGTGAATAAGATCATCCAATATCGAACTCAGCTTCTAAGCTCTCATCCATTTGCTCTTGAGATGGTCCGCGTAAGCGGTCGAGAAGCTCTTTCTGGGCATCTGGAGTTGGTCGAGTCATTACTTCGTCCATAGATTTAAGACCTTCGATAGCTGCAACTTCTGCCGCATCAAGAGCACGTGGCTTACACTTTAATACTTGTAATTGGTACTCTACGTTGTACGGAAGTGGCCCAGTCTTTACTCGCTTGAAACAAATGTCCCAGCCAGTAGCTACGTCTGTAGGGTCGCCTAAGTCTTCTGCAGCAGTAATAATTTGCTCCCACAGCTTTTTCTTAAGATTTACTACTTTTACTTTACCGTCAGCAGGATCGATACACTGCATCGCGTAACTCCAGCCACACTTGAGATCGGGATAATACTCGCGAACCCAATCTTTTTCTATGTTTGTGAAACGCTCAGCGTTGCGGTCAAAAGACAAACACTCTAGTGGAATGTTTTTACCATTTTCACCTTCTATCCAGTAGACATAGCGAGCTAGTACGTCGCCTACAAGACGCATCTTGTTGTCTCCGTCTCGGAATGAAAAAGTATCGATTGATGATTTTTGTGCTGCACCTTTCTGTTGATTAAATGATATTGCCATTAGTTTATTTCCTCTTTAGTTGGGGCTTCTTCATATTTAAAATGTATTTTACGATCTTCAATATGAAATAGTCTGCTTTCGTATAGTGCTTCAAGGACTACATCTTCATCCGGTACATGAAGCAAGTCTAGGGTTGTGTCTTTCGTAGCTATCCAGTGCGGTAATTTGCGCAGTCCAGCTATCGAAAGGTATATCGCGATTTCTCGCGGGCTATAATGAAAGGAGTTATACAGTAGAACATCCGCATGAACTAAAAAACTTCTTCCACTAAAGTCTGTATTCCGATACTTGTATATCTTATCGTAGCGATTATTTGGAATCTTACTTTTTACAAGCATCTCAAATATGCGAAAACACTCTGTAGTAGAGCCGTTTGCCGCATCATATATCTTTTTCCAATTATATAAGAACATATTATACCGAAATTTTACCTATTTGTCAAGAACTATTTTTTATATCTGAGTAATCTTATAGCCCTGCTTCATATAATAGCCTACTCTGTTGGAAGCCTGTCTATTTGCAGTATTACCTTTCAGATGAATATCTAT